GCGCAGAGCAATCTGCGATGTGCTTGAAGGGGGGCGTCACGCATTTGAGGCTAGGGAGCAGAAATACGGCATGCTCTGGCTCAATCCCTTATAGAGAAGGACATTACCCCGGATCTCTGAGTGGCATTTTATAGTGGCCAGCAGAGATCCGACTTCGTTTAGAGCAGGCGGAGCTGCGCAACTACCTTATCGTGGTGTTAGTCATTACCAACGAGAACTGAGTTTCGGTGCCACCGGCCCGAATCCTCACAGCTGCAGAATGTAATATTCGCTTTTCACTCAAAGCGAACGTTATCATGCATTATAAAGGTGTGAACACTACCACTTTTATCATGCCCGCACGGTCGGTACATCAGCAAGCCGCGTCGTGTAACACGGCGACAGCATCTCGCGCTTCATCTGCCACGCCTGCTGGATACCCTGCCCCGCAAAATACAGGGTTCCCCGCCCCTGCCGGTTGAGTTTGTCCATCAGTGACATCAGCGCCTCGCTGTTCGCGCGCGGCGCGTTCTCGTCAAACAGATTCAGCTGCGCCACGCCCTGGCTGAAAAAGTCACCCAGCATAACCCCCGCCTTCTGGTACCGGTGTCCATCACGCCACACTGCATCGAGGCAGCGCGTCGCCGCGGCAATTATGTCGCGCGTGTCCTGTGTAGGCGTCAGCAGCTTAGTCCCGGCGTGGTTGCCGTAATACGGTTCAGCAGAGAACGGCGACGTTTTCACGAACACCGAAATGTACCGGCAGAACTGATGTTCGCCGCGGAGTTTTTCCGCCGCGCGCGCTGCATAGCTGCAGATAGCCTGGCGCATCGCCTCATAGTCGGTGATTCGCTCCCCGAAGGACCGGCTGCAGACGATTTCCTGTTTCGCCGGGGCGAACTCATCTATCTCCAGACAGGGCTCACCGCGCAGCTCGCGCACGGTGCGTTCCAGTACGACATTGAAGTGTTTGCGGATAAAGCGGATATCACTATCACAGAGCTGTAAAGCGTTTTTAACGCCCATCGCCTCCAGCTTTCTGGCAATACGCCGACCGACGCCCCAGACTTCCTCCACCGGCATCAGCGCCATCAGCCGCCGCTGGCGCGCCTGGTTTGACAGGTCCACCACCCCGCCCGTCTGCGGCCACTCCTTCGCCGCGCGATTGGCGAGTTTCGCCAGCGTCTTCGTCTGGGCGATACCGACACCACAATGAATCCGGGTGTTACGCCGCACCGTCTCGCGTATCTCCCGGCCAAAATCAGCCAGGTCGCGACAGTTCCGCACACCCGTCAGGTCACAGAATGCTTCATCGATACTGTATACCTCAACGCGCGGGCACATTTCCTCAAGCGTGGTCATCACCCGCTGGCTCATGTCGCCATAGAGTTCATAGTTGCTTGAGAAGGCTATAATCCGCTGTGGAAACTGCATCTCGCGAAGCTGGAACCAGGGCATGCCCATTTTTATGCCAAGCGCTTTGGCTTCGCGGCTGCGCGCTATCACGCAGCCATCATTATTCGAAAGCGCCACAATGGGCTTACCGGCCAGATCAGGACGGAATGCCGTCTCGCAACTCGTGTAAAACGAGTTCATATCAACCAGCGCGAACATTGCGGTGCAGGGTATTTATCACGCAAATGACAACGCCGACGATTTCGAGGTCGTCGGCGTCATAAACAGCTATAGGCGGGTAAGCCGGGTTCTCGGCGCGCAGCTGCGCCACCGGGTACGTCACCAGCCTTTTCACGGTGAACTCCCCGCCAATATTGGCGACCACGATGTCGTTATGCTTCGCGTGCAGACTGAAGTCCACCAGCAAAAGCGAGCCGTCAAGGATGCCAGCGTCGCGCATCGAGTCGCCAGCAACCCGCAGGACATAGGTGGATGAAGGATGTGCAATAAGGTGGGAAACGAGGTCAATGCCGCTGTCGATATAATCGGCAGCAGGACTCGGAAAGCCAGCTGAAATCAGGTCTGCATAGAATGGAATGTTGACTGGCGTAACCGGCCAGACGAGGGGGTGTATTTTCATTATGTACCTCCCGGTAAAATTACTGTGTATTTATACAGTAGTTTCAGGAGGTAACGAAATCAAGACGAAGCGGCCTATTAATCGTAAACGATAGCAGGCCATTCGATGTCGGGAGCTTCCGACATATCCAGTGAGTTGAGTTCGTCGATGTAGTCCAGCACCGCATTCACCTTAGCCGTTTCAGCTTCGGTAAGTTTGCGCCCCATCAACAGTTTGGTCCGCATCAGGCTGATTGACTGTTCAGCGGCAGCTGCCAACCCCAGGCGTTGATTTTCAGCAAGGGCCACATGTTCTTCATGGGTTTTCTGCGGAGGCGGTGGCGGGCTGAACTCTTTTCCGTCATAGGCCCATCCAATACCGCCATTGCTTCCCATCAGGACAATATCGCCTTCCATGTCCAGTTGCCCTTCCCCATCCCACATAATGCTGTTAACAACAACACCATCCACAATAACACCGTAAATATCTACCATTACGCATACTCCCAAATTATTGCCACTCCAGCAGATCCTGAAGCGCCAGTTCTGGTTGCTGTCTGGTTCGCATTATTATTCCCACCACCTCCACCGCAACCAGGTTCTGTCGGGGCGATCCTAGGGTTGTTCGAGGCACGTCTTGCGCCGCCACCGAAAGGAAACTTAGCATTACCACCACCGGAACCGGCAAATGATGATGCAGAGTATGAAACGCCTCCTTCGCCAGGCTGACCGGACTTGTTAATATCCCCACCTGAACCAAGCGCACCACCGCCCCCACCTCCACCGCCGGTATTATTGCTGGTTGTGGTCCCTCCTGGCTGTCCACCACCGCCCCCAGGCGCTGTCATTCCTGCAAAAGTTGTAGGACCACCTGGATCCCCCGAAGCTGATCCTCCAGTAGCGCCGAGCCCGCCCGCGCCAATATTTATTTGCAGGCCAGAAAATCCGGATCGGATTAATTTTGCCGTGTAACCACCTCCACCACCTCCGCCTGCAGGAGAATACTGCCCGGATGTGGTAGTTGTTGCACCGCCCCCACCTCCACCACCGCCTACCAGCTCAGCATATATAAATGACGTTCCTGGTGTGGGGGAGTAAATTCCAGAAGCCGTAATGACTTTCAGTCCAATCAATCGTCCCTTTCCGTCCCCTAAACCAAGATTGATCAGCGCTGCAGATTTGTCTGGCAGGTCTGATAGGTTTTTGTCCTTTGCTAGCCCATTATTTAGCATGCTCACCAACTTAAGCCATGCCGGACCTGTGAATGTAGATCCATCAGGAAGAGTGACAGTTATATTGTCATTCGAACTGAATACCTGCTGCCAGTTCATCTTGTCATAATTAAGCCCGCGCAACGCTTCTGCTGACTGAGTGGCAAGCGCCGAGGAAATCAGGCTCTGCGCTTCCTGCGGCACAGAAAACCATGCAACACCACTTTGTGTTGGGCCTGTATAATTACTGATAAGAATTAACTGCGTGTTGCTGGTAATTGATTTAACTGGAATTGTGTATGGCGCCCCACCCACATTAAAAACAATAAAATCACCAACTTTTAATTCAGTCGTGAATGTTGTACCAGTTCCAGTAACCACTGCTGATTTATTTGTGAGCGTAAGATTGCCTGCCGACATGGTATTCTCCTGACAGTATAAATGGCCGACGCGGTGATGCTTAATACATGCTTTCAAGCAGTAAAATATTGGTAGAGCTGACAATATCGAACGTAACCGGATAGTCACTGGTCCAGAAAGTTGCCACGTAACCGCGGCCAATTCGCACCGAATTTCCGCTTCTGACAATCCCGCAATATTTCGCGTAACACCAGCCGCCCTGAATATCAGACGTAGCGCCATAACGTCCAAGCATAATGAACCGGTTGCCGATATCCGTTGAGGTTTTAGACGCCCGGCAATACGCATTGCTGTATAAAAAAGGGCGGCGCGTTGTAGAGAATGTGCACTGACCCGCCGCATTAAAGAAATTAAGGCCGGGACCTGCAACTGGGGCCACACCCGTCGCAAATATCACGATGTCCATGGTGACTGTAGCGTTCACATTTGCGCCGTTACGCTCCTGTGTGGCGATCACTCTGGTGCCATCATATTCAACCGTCACACCATCGGCGCTCCATTTACCAAACACCAGATATGTTCCACGAGTAAAGCCGGTATACGCAACTCGCTCGCCGTCATTGTCTGCTTCAGTTCGTGAAGCGTACGGCCCAGACGCAGCGCCAGCGTCATCAGGAAGAAGGTGCCGGGCTGGCTTACGGCTTTTCCACTTCGGAGGCCGAGGTGGTCAGATCGAGCGCCTGCTTAAGAAGACGGGCGTGCACCGGGCCATAAAACAGCTCCACCTGCGGCTTGTCTTCTTCAGAAAAGACCTGCGTGCCATCTTCTTCAAGAAGTACATCAATAAACAACACGACGTCAGCGCTCTTGTTACGCAGCGCGCGCTCTGCAGCCGTCAATTCATCCGTTTCGCCATCTGTCTGCTTAGGGTTAAGCACCTGCTGCCATTCCAGCCAGGCCTGAGCGGAAGGCTCACGCAGTTTTACCGTGGCGTTTTCCCATTCAGGTACCGTCACGACTTTTGTACGGAAGCCCGCCATCGGTGCCAGCGCAAGCGCGCGAAGTGAACTCTGTGAAACCTGCTTTTCCATTTCATAACTCTCGTTTTAGCATTAAAAAAGCGGCTATCGCCGCTGTGATTAACCTGCTGCCGGGGCCGGTACGATCGGGACGGGTTTTCCTTTGATGCGCAGCGTAAACGACGCCGTCACCACCCCGGCCGTGCCCAAGCTCCAGCTGTTCTGGCGTACTTCTGCCAGGAACGCATAACCATTACCGGAGGGGAAAATCACCTGAAACGCATGCAGTGCATCGGTATCGTAGGCGGCGCGAAGCGTGTTCTGACCTTCTTCATCTGCTGACCAGTTACCGGAAACCGTCATCTCCCCGGGCGCAGCCAGGCCGTTCGTCATCTCCTGCTCGGTGGAGCAAAGGGTGGTGGTGTCGATATCCGATTTTTGCCCGCCGGTATAGCTGAGTTCTTTGGTCGAACAGTTAATGGACTGCCAGGTCGCACCGGTGGGATTAGGCACCGTTGCCGGATCGGCGGAAACGTTAATTTTCGTTCCCTGCGTTTTTTCGTATTTTGAGGACATAGAGAGCTCCGGATATAAAAAAGCCGCCCGGAGGCGGCAGAGTGGATTATTGCCAGATCTGAACTTCCAGCGTGGCGCGGTACAGCGCAGTATCAGGCTCGTATGCGTTAATCTCGTTCAGACCAACAGGATGCAGATCAGAGAGAGCTGATTTAACCTGCTCGCGCAGCGCGCGGGCGTCGTCAATCGAGCTGGCCCAGGCATCTACCTGAACCGTGCAGGCGATTTCTGCCGGTCCGCATAAAACATCCTCGCTGGCAGACGAGGGCAGAAGAAAAACCACCCACGGGGCTGCTGTGCCCTGGGGAGCGACGTACGGGAAAACATTGCCGCCTGCCAGTGTACTGAGTCGCGCGTAGATATCAGCCTCCGTCACTTCGCCAGCACCTCATCGATCGCCTGATTCATCCGCTGCAAAGCCACTTGCGTGGCCTCTTCATGGCGGGTGCCCGGACGATAGCCGCCCGGTAGCTGGTTTTTGCAGGCTTACCCTGTGCCGTAGTCTTCCTGCTTTCATACGCCATACACCCGGTAAGGTTGAAGAAGTGCTTCGGTGGAGAGGGCCAGCGCAGAGGTGACGTTACCCACGTTGACCGCTTCACGGTTCGCGTACCAGTGCCCGATAAGCATCAGCATCGCCATTTCAATATCATCGCTGTAAAGCAGGTGGTCAGGGTCGGAAAGGTAGCCCGGATCTTCAGATGAATCATAAAGCCGGCGGCGGGTCCACGTTTCCACATACCGCGAAGCCGCCTTTATGCTGTTTTCGATCCAGTTGTCGTCCTCCGTAAAATCCGGCTCGATATTGCAGTGATGCTTAACCTGCTCTTTGGTCAGCATTTGCGCCCCTTATTTGGCCTTGCCCTTTCCTTTCGGATCGGGGTCTTTTTCGGAATCAGCCTTTTTCTGGCCGGGCTCTTCCGCGTAAGCGTATAGATGGTGACGATGACTGCGCCAGAACAACCTAATACGGTAACTAAACCAATGATGGATACATGTAAACCAGCCCAAAACCCTTCCTTATCAACTCTAAATTTTCTGCATTCATCCATGACATTTTTAATCCAATATGCAAGAAGAGCTATTGCACATAGCCCGTAAATAATGGCCATGGGCACTCCCACTCCGGGATAGCCTTTCTTATCGGCCATAATGACAATAAATGTCATGGCAGCAATTAATGTTACATAACTGGCCGTATTGTTAACCATACGAGTCATAAAGGCTGAGGCTTCGCCTTTTTGGAAAGACATACTTTTCTCCTGTTTTAACAAATGAACGAGAATCGTTGTTCAATTGCTAACAAAAGAAAACTATCAATTTTTGGTATTTTCTCTGCCGGTTTTACGTTTATGGCATGGCCAGCACAGCGCCTGAAGGTTGCTGTCGTTGTCCGTGCCGCCATGAGCTTTCGGGATGATATGGTCGACGGTTTCAGCCGGGCGCGGCCTGCCATTGCGCAGACATTCCTGACAGATGTGCCTGTCACGTTTAAGGATGCGGGCGCGGATGATATCCCATTTGCTGCCGTAACCACGCTGGTGGCGGCTCATTCCTCGCTGATGCTGCTGCCAGCCTTCATTACGATGCGCCTCGCAGTAGCCCGAACGGTCAATGGTGGTGTCAGGACATCCGCATTTGCGGCAGGCACGAGGGATAGCGTATGGCATGCATAACACCTATAATTTACAAGCGAATAAATAACAACTGGTTTGCGATTAAAAAACGCCCAATTGGATTGGCAAAGATTTAACTATACTCATT